CTGGAGATGCAGACCAACTATCAAAAATTTTAGAAATTACAGGTAATGTTGCGGCAGTAACAGGATTAGATTTTGCTACAACAGCAGAACAAATACAAAGATCATTTGCTGGTGGTATAGCTTCAGCAGATATATTTAGAGAACGAGGTGTAAGAGATTTATTAGGATTTAGTGCTGGTGCAACTGTTTCAGCAGAAGAAACAATAAAAGCTTTTGAAAAAGTATTCGGTCAAGGTGGTAGATTTGGAAAAGCAACTGATGAATTAGCAAATACATTTACAGGAACTTTATCAATGCTTGGAGATAAACTATTTAATTTTAAAAGAAATGTAGCTGGAGAGGGATTTTTCGATCAACTTAAAAAAGAATTTAAATCTTTAAACGAATTTATAGAAGCAAACTCAGCAGACTTTGAAGCAGTAGGTAGAGCAATTAGTAAAACTTTAACTGTTGTAGTAAAAGCATTTGCAGCCGCAGTAAGAGCAGTAGCAAGAGCAGTTGGATTTGTAAGACGACAAGTAGAAAACTTATTAAGATTATTAGGTAAAGATATTCCTTTAGTTGTTGAAATTGACAAGGTTGGTAAATCAGTTGATGATACAAATGTTAAATTAGGTAAGCAACAAACATTATTTGAAAAAATCAGAGATGGTATTAAAAAACAAAATGATGCTTTTGACTTATCAAAAGAAATTGTTGGAAGTATTACTAAATCTGTTGGTTCAATTTCAAAAAGTTTAGCTGAAGCATTAGTATTAGGAAAAGATTTAAACGCATCTTTAAAACAATTAGCACAATCAATACTTGTTGAAATAGTTGCAAAAACTATTGAGAGAATAGCATTATTAGGTGTTGAAAAACTTATAACAATATTATTAACAAACAAAGAAGCTGAAAAAGATAATTTAATTAGAAAACAAAATACAAACTTAAAAAGACAAATAGCTTTACAAGCAATTTTAATGGCCATGGGTGGTGGCGGTGGTGGTGGACTACCTTTTTTTAATAAAGGTGGTTCAGTAAGGAAAAACCAACCTGTTGTTGTTGGTGATAGTGCTTCAGGTAGAGGTGGAGAATTGTTTATACCAAATTCAACAGGTCAAATAGTTCCAAATTCAAGATTAGGTTCAAGAACTGGTGCGGTAAATGTAAATTTTAATATTAATACTGTTGATGCAAGTGGATTTGAAGAATTACTTGTAAGATCAAGAGGAACTATATCTCAACTAATCAATCAATCTTTAAATGAAAAGGGTCAAGGTAATTTAATATAATGTCAGGTGCATTTCCAATATCAAGTTCTGCATTTTCAACAATGGGTATCAAGTCTATCCAAAACACAATTATATCTAAATCAGACTCAGGTAAAAAACTTGCAAGACAAATTGATGGTCAAAGATTTGCTTTTACTGCACAAATAATTATTGGAAAAAGATCAGATGTATATGGTGAATTGATGGCTTTTATTATGAAGCAAAGATCAAGAAAAGAAAATTTTACAATAATCCCACCTGAGATAGAAGATGCTAGAGGAAATGAAACAGGAACAGTATTAGTAAATGGAGTTCACGCAGTTGGTGATACGACTATTGCTATGGACGCATTTGCTAGTGATGGTGCTGGTAGATTTAAAGCTGGTGATTTCTTAAAGTTTGCATCACATGATAAAGTTTATATGGTTGTTTCTGATGTTACAAGTTCATCTAATGCGGCTACTGTAACAATAGAACCACCTCTTACTACTGCTCTTGCTGACGACTCAGTTGTAACTTACGACAATGTTCCATTTACTGTTCATCTTACAAATGATGTTCAAGACTTTGGAACTGTAGGTGCTGATAAAGATGGAAACCTTTTATATCAATTTGAGTTAGATGTTGAAGAAGCTTTATAATGAAATATAAAGTAAAATATTGGATTAATGTTGATGCTATCGCAGAAGAAATAATAGATGAAGAAAACATTGACTTTACTACCAATGATTTAGGTAAATATAACGAACCAACAAAAACTGCTAAATTTAAAGTTTTTGATGGTATAAAGATAAACAGAAGAAGTTACGAAAAATATGACGAGATCACTAACGACAGCAGTAAAGAACGAACTAGCGACAAATGATATTAGACCAGTTCATCTCATCACTATTGGATTTGGAACTCCTGTAAATATAACAGATTGTTCTTTTCCATTAACAAGTTCGGTGTCAGGTTCAAGTGTAACATATTCATCATCAGATTTTATTTTGGGTGTCTCTAATTTTACAGAAGAAACAGATGTTACAAAAACAAGCTTAACATTAACATTATCAGGTGCAGACCAAACATTTATATCTACTTGTTTAAATGAAAATGTAGTCAATGATAGTGTTAAAATATTCAGAGGTTTTTTAAACGATTCAAATGCTTTGATAGCTGACCCATTTTTATTATATGATGGTCAAATAGATACTTTTTCAATCAATGAAAATCAAAACGAAAGCACAGTAAATTTAGGTATAGTATCGCATTGGGCTGATTTTGAAAAACGATCTGGTCGTAAAACAAATAATACATCACAACAAAGATTTTTCTCAACAGATGTAGGTATGGATTTTTCAAGTCAAACTGTTCTTGATATTAAATGGGGGAGACCATAGATGCCATTTAAAAAAATATTTAGAGCAGTAAATAAAGTAATTAAATCAATAGTTAAAATAATTACTAAACCTTTATCTTGGTTAATGCCAGATATTGATATTCCTGATTTTGGTACAACAGATTTTGATGATTTTGAAAAAGGTATATTACTTAATAAACAAAGTAATGATGCAAGTATTCCTGTAATA